CACACATTACTGCACACATGGCTTTCTTACAGAATCCGCTGACTGCCCAAATGATCGGTCAAAACCCGATGGCAAACCAAATTATGGCTGCGCTCCAAGCCCATATTGCCGAACACTATGGGTTCAAGTACCGCCTCATGGTCGAACAGCAGTTGGGCGCACCACTACCAAAACCAGACGAAGAGCTTCCAGAGGAATACGAAGTCCAGATTTCCCGTTTGGTTGCCCAGGCTTCCCAGCAGGTATTGATCCAGAGCCAGCAACAAAATGCACAGCAACAGGCTCAACAACAGGCTCAAGATCCTATCATCCAAATGCAAATGCAAGAGCTTGCTATCAAAGGTCAAGAAGTACAACGCAAAGTACAGAAAGACCAGATGGACGCACAGCTACGGGCAGCGCAGTTGGCTTTGGAAAAAGAACGCATCGAGACCCAAGCCGAGCTTGAGGGCAACAAACTAGGCGCAAAACTAGTCAAAGACAAAGACGAGATCAAGGCAAGAACAGAACAAGAAGGCACACGATTGGGCGTAGAAATTGCTAAATCTAAAGAGAAGGCCATGCTTGAACTCTTGAAATTACAGGCAAACAAAAAAGGTGATTAATGGATGCTTTTGAAGTATTAGCCCAGCAAATAGACGAAAAGGTTGGGCAACTCCGAGAGGCGGTCGGCAACGGTACGGCTGCTTCTTTCGAGGAGTATAAAAAAACTTGTGGCGAGATCCGAGGTCTGCTCACCGCAAGGCAGTACATATTAGACCTCAAACAACGAATGGAGAACTCTGACGATGAGTGAAATCCTATTGGGTACGAATCCCAATAACCCAGAAGTAATCGGCTCGATCACGATGACAGCCGAAGAGAAAGCAAGCCAACTCCCCAAGCCATCTGGATATCGCATCCTATGCGCCATCCCAGATATCGAAAAGGAGTACGAAAGCGGTCTAATCAAAGCAGATGAAACCATCCATATTGAAGAAATCTTGACCACGGTTCTATTCGTAGTAGACCTTGGACCTGATTGCTACAAGGATCCATCACGGTTCCCCACGGGGCCATGGTGCAAAAAGGGTGACTTTATCCTGATAAGACCGAACTCTGGAACACGCCTACTAATCCATGGACGAGAGTTCAGGATTATTAACGATGATTCAGTAGAAGCTGTAGTCGATGACCCCCGTGGAATTAAACGCAAATAGGAGAAGGTACGATGCCTGAATTTGAGAAAGAAGAATTTAAGTTCCCTGACGAAAAGGAACAAACCGAGCTTAAAGTCGAAGCTGAAGAAGGCTTTGAAATTGAGATAGAAGACGACACACCCCCAGAGGATCGGGGTAAGAAGCCTTCTGACCCTGAATTTGTAGCAGCCGTTGAGAATGATGAATTGGAAGAATATTCAGACGCTGCTAAGAAGAAAATCAGCCAGGTTAAAAAGGTCATGCACGATGAAAGACGTGCTAAAGAGGCTGCCCAGCGGGAGCAACAAGAGGCGATTGAGCTTGCCCGCAGAATCATGGAAGAAAACAAACAGCTCAAAAAGCGTCTTTCTTCTGGAGAAGAGCAGCTAATCAAAAGCTATAAAGACTCGGCTGAAAAAGAAGTAGAGATGGCAAAACGGGAATATCGTGAGGCTTATGAGGCTGGCGATACCGACCGAATCATCGCTGCAAACGAGAAGTTAACGGAAGCAAAACTCAAGATCCAACAATCTCAACGTTTCGCCTCACAACAGAGGGCTTTACAAGAGGAGGAAAATGAGGTAAAAATCCCACAACAGGAACAGCAACGCCCACCAACTGACACGAAAGCAGAGAAATGGCGGGAAGGCAACTCCTGGTTTGGTCAAGACGAAGAGATGACTAGTTTGGCTTTAGGAGTTCACGAGAAGCTCGTAAAGGAAAACGGTATGTCTTACGCCACGACCGATGAGTATTACAAGCGCATAGACGCAACGATGCGCAAGCGTTTCCCCGAATACTTCAACGATGAAGTGGAAGTGGAGGCGAAAAAACCGAGCGTAGTAGTCGCCCCTGCGACCAGAAGCACATCCTCGAAAAAGGTGAAGCTGAAGACATCGCAGATTAATTTGGCTAAGAAACTTGGTTTAACTCCTCAGCAGTATGCCGAGGAACTTTTGAAGACAGGAGCCTAACATGGCTGAGAATAGAGTACCACGAGAGATTGATAACCGAGTGAAAGCGGAGCGTCCAAAGCAGTGGATGCCACCCGAACTTCTGCCCGAGCCAGATAAGCAACCAGGTTACAAGTACCATTGGGTCCGTGTTTCTATTAATGGACAGGCTGACGCCCGCAATTTGTCATCGAGCTTACGACAAGGCTGGGAGCCAGTTCCACTAGAGGAACAACCTCATTTCAAACTGCTAGTCGATCCATCGAGTCGGTTCTCCGACAACATTGAAATCGGCGGGTTGTTGCTTTGCAAAGCCCCAAAAGAGATGATTGACCAGCGTAATGCGTATTACGTAAAACAATCCGATTCTCAAATTGAGGCCGTAGACAACAATTTGATGCGCCAAAGTGATGCTCGGATGCCACTCTTTAAAGAGCGTAAGTCCACCACATCCTTTGGTAAAGGAAGTAATTAATCTTTTAACTTAGGAGTTATAAATGGCTTATCCTACCGTCTCAGGCCCTTACGGGTTTCAGCCGATCAATTTGATCGGTGGTCAGGTATTTGCTGGTTCAACTCGCTTAATTCCCATCGCTTCAGGTTCTACAACCGCCATTTTCAATGGTGACGTTGTACGTCTGAATACTGGTGGTACTTTGAGCAAAGTTTCTACCACAGCTACTGCGACCGATGCAGTTGGTATTTTCTTGGGCTGCCAGTTCACGAATCCAACTACAAAACAGTTGTTGCAACAACAGTACTATCCAGGCGGTGTAACCGCTTCAGACATCCAAGCATTTGTTTTGGATGATCCAGATGCACTATTCAAAGTTGCTGTTACCGCTGCTGGTACTTCAACAATGAGTGGCGTTACACGTGCAGCCGTTGGTCAAAACACAGCAATGGTTGTGACCACTGGTAGTACTACTTCGGGTGACTCATATTCTTCAGTTTCTGCTACTACTGGTACTGGAACAGGCTTGCCTTTCCGTATCGTTGACGTAGTTCCTGAGACTGTAAATGCGTCAGGTTCGTACACAGAAGTGATCGTTAAGTTCAACTTCGGTACTCATACTTACTACAGCAATGCCGCTGTAGCAGTTGCAGCTTAAGGAGCATATAAATGGCTATTTCACGCGCACAACTACTGAAAGAGTTGCTCCCAGGCTTGAACGCATTGTTCGGTCTTGAGTATGCTCGCTACGGTGAAGAACACAAAGAGATCTATGAAACTGAGACCTCTGAGCGTTCGTTCGAAGAAGAAACCAAACTGTCTGGATTCTCTGCTGCACCAGTCAAAAACGAAGGCTCTGCCATCGCTTATGACAATGCACAAGAGGCATTCACAGCACGCTATAACCACGAAACCATCGCTCTCGGCTTCTCCCTCACGGAAGAGGCAATCGAGGACAACTTGTATGACAGCCTCTCGGCTCGTTATACCAAGGCTTTGGCTCGTGCAATGGCTTATACCAAACAGGTTAAAGCCGCTGCCGTGTTGAACAACGGTTTCACCAACTCTGCCCAATACTACGGTGGTGACGGTGTACCTTTGTTTGCAACCAACCATCCATTGGTTTCTGGTGGCACTAACAGCAACACCCAATCAACCGCTGCTGACCTTAACGAAACTTCCTTGGAAGCTGCCGTTATTCAAATCAGCCAGTGGACTGACGAGCGTGGTCTGTTGATCGCTGCTAAACCTAAGAAGTTGATTGTTCCACCTGCACTACAGTTCGTTGCAACTCGTTTGCTCGAAACTCAATTGCGTGTTGGTACAACCGACAACGATATCAACGCTTTAGTAAACAATGGTTCGATCCCAGAGGGTTATGCAATTAACCACTTCTTGACCGATCCAAATGCTTACTTCCTCACCACTGATGTTCCAAACGGTATGAAGCACTTTGTGCGCACTCCGTTGCAGAACTCAATGGACGGAGACTTCGATACTGGTAACGTCCGTTACAAGTCTCGTGAGCGTTACAGCTTCGGCTGGTCTGATCCTCTCGGTATGTGGGGTTCACAAGGCGCTTAATTGCGTAAAAAAGGGGAGCCAAAAACTCCCCTTTTTGTTTTATTTGTAGTAAGATTCTTTTTAAGACTAGGACAAATTTGTCCATATCAGCCCGCCTAGGGGACGATGCACCGATGATATGGGTTTATGTGCATATAAGGAGAACCTCATGGGTTTCGCTACACACCTAGGTCCTTGGTTATTAGGGACTGTTAAAAACACCACTGGTACTACTGCTGGTACTGTTCGCAATACTGGTTGCACCGTTGTTGCTCAATCTGGAGTTACAACCGTTGCTGATACCACCGCTACTACAGAATTTTGGGTTCCAGCAGGTTCGCAGATTCTAGCTATTTACGTTGACGTTACTACCGCTTATGCTGGTACTACTGGTAACACCATCACTATCCGTTTAGGAAGCACCATTCTGGGTACTGTTGGTAGCGCCTCTACCACTCCTTTAGCAGTTGGTCGCCAAACATTTACTATTACTGGCGCAAACATCGCTACTTTTGTAAATACTGGCACAGTAGATCTACCACTTACAGTTACCTACGCTTGTGCTGGTACAGCATCTGGCGGTGTGGCTACTGTTACTGCTGAATACGTAGTACGTAATTCAGATGGCGGACAATTCCAAACCACGTTTAATAATTAATCTAGCGGGCTAGGGTTTTCCCTAGTCCTCTTTAACTTTTTGGAGATTAATTATGACGATGCAATCGGATGTAAGCTCAGAACACATGAGTGCAACTGGGGTTGCAGTTAACTATAGAACTCGTCTAAAAGGCGCTGTAATATCAGCTAACACAACCGCAGCAACACGCAATGTTATTTTTGCTAACAACTCAACTCAGACTGGAACATACAACATTCCAGGATCTACAACTTGTACCGTAACAATTACTGCTCATGGTTTAACTACTGGTGACCGTGTTTGGTTAGACTTTACGACAGGAACAGGTCCAGATAATGTGTATGCAGTTACTGTGACTGGGGATAATACATTTACTGTAACTACCACGTCTTTAACGACAAGTGGTAACGTCACTATGTATAAAAAACTTTTGATGGAAGTAGATGCTTATAACCCTACCGCATTTAGCGTAAACGTTCCAGGGCAAGGCATTCTTGCTACGGATGGTATTTATGTAGCTTTGCCATCTAGCGTAACTGCAACCGTATTCTTTGGATAAAAAATGTCAGAACCAATTCAGGCAGAAGGTTCGTATAGTTTAGGTGGAAGGAAGATCATGCTTGGTCTTCCTACCTACGACTTTAAAGTAACTGCAAAATTGGCTATTTCACTAGCCTCTTTTTGTGTGCAAGCGACAAAATACGGGATAGATATCCAGATCTGCAACATCTCTGGATGCTCTGTTGTTTCCCGTGTTCGCAATCTAATTGCTCAAGACTTTATGGATTCGGACTGTACAGACTTGATGTTCATTGATTCTGATATTAACTTCAACGCCGAAGACATATTCCGTCTAATGGCTTGGAATACAGATCCTAAGAAGGGTATCGTTGCTGGTATCCCAGTTGCCCGTAAAAAAGGTAAGACCTACATTTCTACCTTGGATACGGACGAAGACGAAAATATCTTTATGAATCACATGGGGCTAGTTCGTGCAAAACGTGTTGCCACAGCCTTTATGCTGATCCGTAGAGAAGTATTTGAGAAGATGTATGAAGCCCATCCAGAGTGGCGCTATCACGATGAGAAGAAGATTGGTGATGAGATCACCGCCTACTTTGACTTTGCTCTTAAGGATGGCAACTATATTGGTGAAGACTTTTTGTTCTGCGATCGTGCCAGAGAACTAGGTTTTGAAGTATGGATTGATCCCACAATCAAGCTAGGTCATGTTGGCGTAGAAGAGTTTGCTGGAGCATTTGGCGAAGATTATCTATATCCATTGATGAAGTCTGTTGACTCTAAAAAGGATGCAGCATAATGGCTAAGACTCCTGCATGGACTCGGAAAGAAGGTAAGAACCCTGAAGGTGGTTTAAACGCTAAAGGCCGTGCATCCTATAACGCTGCGAACCCTGGCAAACCTGGACTAAAGCGTCCTCAGCCAGAAGGCGGATCCCGTAGAGATTCTTTCTGCGC